CCGTTGCTATCTAATGAAGTCAGGAACAATTCTTGAAGGAGTTCAGCAAGATTTAGGAATTGAAGCTGAAAGAAACATCCTATCTAAGCAAGATGTTCTATCCGTTGACTATCACAGTACTTATCACGTTATGGGTACTAAGTGGGGCAACGCTGCTGACAACCCTGCTAACTCAGCACTTCGTACTGGATCTAACTGGTCTGCTACTTATGACATTGATCTCATTCCTATGGTTGAAATCTTTGTTAACACTCCACTTGATAACGGTCTTAAGTCTTAAGATTATATCGGTGGTCCTCGAAAACCTCATCAAATATTGGTGGGGTTTTTTCTTTACGCTACAATAAAACTAAATTACTTTTTGGATCGTGGCAGCCACTATAAACGCAACAATAAAAGGAGCAAATGCTAATAGCTATGTCACATTAGCTGAAGCAGATGCATATTTTGAAACTGTTCCTAGCTCTACACAATGGGACAATAAACAGGATGATAAGAAAAATCGAGCCTTAATATCTGCTACAAGATGGATTGATAGTTTTGTTTATTATGGGGATAGATGTGACGAAAATCAGGCATTAAAATTTCCTAGAAATAATTATCAGGTAGATGGTGTAGAACTTTCCTGTGATTTAATTCCAAAGAATATTAAATATGCACAATATGAATTAGCTAGAGCTTTAGCTAATGATACTGATGCTATTACTGGTACTACTGGTAAAGATGGTAATTTTTCTGAAGTAAAGTTAGGAGATATGGAGGTTAAATATAATACTGATAGCCAGGGAAGTGGTGTGGTAAATAATATTTTAGATGTTTACCCTTGGTTACAAAGTTATCTTGGAGCTTATATGCTAGGTGGAGCAGGTAGTTTTCAAATGAGGGTAGTTAGAGGCTGATGGCAAAAATAGATACTATTTTTAGTAATATTCCAACCAAAGTTTTATCTCAATTTGGTCAAGATATAACTTATATAAAAACAACAACACCTCGTACATATAATCCTACAACTGGTGCTGTTACAGGATCTGATACAAATGTAACGGTAAAAGGTATTATTTCTCAGGTAAATTCAAATGAAAATGAAGGTGTTTATCAAACTAGTGATTTAAGTGTTTTGATTGGTGCGGAAGAATTAGGTGATTACTATCCTACACAGGCGGATCGTATTCAATACACGCAAGCAGGTTCTACTGTTGAAGCTAAAATAATATCAATAAGAACATATAGAGGAGATGAACCTGTATATCATTCTTTAGTGGTGAGAGTACAATAATGGCTAGAAGATTTTCTATGTTTAGTAAAGATATAAAAAGGTACGCTACTGCTGTAGTTTATGATGCACCAGCAAAATCGTTAGAAAAAAGTTGTTTTGATATGCAAAACCAGGGTCCAAGCTGGTCTGGTAAATTCTCTAACTCCTGGGAAATAAAAGGTATGGGTCAAGTATTAGCTAAAGGTAATGGTCAAGCCTCCGATCCAAAGCGTTTAAAATTACCTAAAAAAAGTATTAATGAAGTATTTTCGGTTGTAAAAAAGAAAAATAGTGTAAAATTTAGCATTTACAATACTTCTCCTTATGCAAAACAGGCTATTGATAAAGAGGTTGATTTTTTTTATAGACCAACAGATGAACCTACAACTAATTTAGGTAAGAGAAAATTTCAAGATTTTTTTGGTAGAAGAAACGGTAAAACATTAAGAGGAAAACCTGTATCTGGTAGAACTGCAAAACTAGATTGGTTTAATACTTATAGAACAGGAGGACCTTTTCAAAGTACATTTAATAAAAACTTTAATACTGAAACCAAAAAAACATTTTTATGAACTACCAATCTATTAGAGCAGCAGTAGAAAACCCTATTCTCACGGCTTTTACAAACTTATCTCCTTCGGTTCCAGTATTTTTTGATAATATTACGGCTGCTCCCATAAGCAGTACAACAGAATATGTAACAATAAATGTAACATTTGGAATAACAAATGAGCCTACTTTAAATTCAAGTATTGATAATGCCCAGGGAGCTATTGTTATTCGTGTTTTTTCAGAAAAGGGAAAAGGTCCTGCAAGAAATCAGACATTAGTTACTACTGCTGTTAATGTTTTAGAAACATTAAATGACACAGCAAAAACAAATTCTGGAGTATTTTTTAGAGTAGGTGCTATTGAAGGGCCAGATTTTTCTACTACAGAAAATCCTCCTTTGTTCCAGGGAAGAGTAGAGACATCTTATATTGCTACAGTTATAAGCTAAACAAATTGCAAAAAACACGCTAATGTATAGGATATACAATTCTTTTTAAGAATCATGGCTGTCACCGCTTTATCTGGAACATCTGGAGCTTTATATTACAAACCTGCTGGTACTAAAGGTACTTTTGGCACAGCTGGTGTAAATATTGGAACTGAAACTATAACTGTTGAAACTTATTTAAACTTCAAAGTAGGTGATCCTGTTAAATTTAGTGTTATCAACTCTCAAACTGGTGGATCTGGAACGGGTACATTACCAGCAGGATTAACTACTTCTGATACTTTCTATGTAATTGCATATACAGCCACAACAGGAGCATTACAGGTGTCAGCAACTTCTGGTGGTTCAGCAGTAAATATTACTGATGTGGGAACAGCAGCATCTCCTAATGAGTTCCAGGTAGCTTATGCAGCTTTTGCAAGTGTTTCACAGGTTAGAGAATGGACATTTGAAATATCCAGAGAAGAGATAGATGTAACAACTATTGGCGGTACTCCAACCCAATTCACTCCATTTAGAAAATATATTGCAGGTTTTGGCGATGGCACAGGTTCTGCTACTGCTTATTTTACAAACGAAGATACAGCAATGGTAAACCGTATGGTTCAAGATGTACTACAGAGACAGCAAGTAGGTGCATCTATGAAACTATATATGGACCAGGTGTTTACTGGTGGAGCAGTCAGCGACACATTAAGTAGATTTATTGAGTTTGAAGCTACATTAACTGCTGCATCATTGAATGTTAACCCAGATGATGCACAGACAGTAAGCGTAGAATTTAGACCTGCTGTTCAGCCAACATTTGATTTTGCTACTGCATAAGTAGTATTTAATTGATAATGAGCTACAATAGTAGAGTATAGAACTCTATTATGGCAACAACAGGTAAAACACTTCGTGCGATTGACCGCTTGCGTAAAGCAGCAAATTTAGAACCCACTAAAAAAGAAGTTACATTATCTGATGGAACAGTATTTGAAATGTGGATAACACCTTTGACTTTAGCTGAAAAGGAAAGAGCACAGAGGATGACTAAATCTGATGATGCAAATGAATTAGGTTTACGTTTACTTACTACAAAAGCTAAAGATAAGAATGGCGATTCTTTATTTCAAGTAGGTGAAATTGATGTTCTTAAAAATGAGGTAAGGGATTCTGATTTACAGGCATTAATTTTGGCGGTAATTGTTGAGACAGAAGAGCCTATCGACCCAAAAGACTAAGTGCCGAACTGCGTAAAGATAATTTAATGATGTTGCAGTTTGGTATTGCTAAAGAGTTAGGTATGAGCCTTGTCCAGATAAAACAGATGACATTGGAAGAAATTTTAGGCTGGAGTGCTTATTTTCAAATACTTAATGAAGATCAGGAAAAAGAAATTAATAAGTCTAAAAGACGTATGTAATTTTATCTTTTATAATAAAGTTTAAAGTACAAATTTTTAGTTGTGGCTACATACGATGCTCAGATAAGAATAAAAGTAGCAAACTTAAATCAGTTAAAGAAGTTAGAAGATAGAGTTAATAAAGTACAAAATGCGTTACAGGGTAAAAGTCCTACAGGAAAACAGGCCAAAGCAAATATAGCTGCAACCTCACCAGAATTACAAAAAGAAAAAGAAATAACAAAGGAATTAAAAAAGCAGTTAAGAATACGAACAAAGATGAAAGGAACACCTGGTAGTGTAGGTGGTATAGGTAGAGGAGGGAAAGGAAAAGGAGCTTTATCAGGAGCATTAATAAGTGGTGCATTTCCGTTGTTATTTGGACAAGGACCACTTGGAGGTTTAGCTGGTTTTACTGGTGGATTAATAGGTGGAAAAGTCGGTGGTCAGATGGGAGGTTTTGCAGGCGGTTTACTAGCTACTGCTGCTTTAACACAAATACAACAATTTTTAGGATCTGCTGCACAGGTAGGTCAGGCTTTTAGCCAAATAAATCCAAACCTAGACACACTTACAAGTGCTTTAGGTTTAGCAGGTTCGGCAGAAGAAAAAAGAATAAAATTAATAGAGCAAACAAAAGGTTCTCAGGCAGCTTTAACAGCAGTTACTGAAAGAATGAATGAAATGATAGGTGCGGAAGCAGTAAAAAATCTAACTGAATTTGGAGAGGTAAGTCGTTTAGCAGGTAATGAATTTAAAAAGGCAATGACAAAAATACAGGCTGCTTTGGCTCCTTTTTTAAAAGGATTTTTAGTTGACGCACAAAGAGCAGAAAACAAAAGATTAGCAAAAATTGCAGGTTCAGAAACTAACCCACAGCTTCTTGCTTTAAGAGGTGAACTTGCGGACTTAGAAAGTCAAACAGGAGGAGGAAGAAAAGCCGTTAAAGATAGAGGTGATCGTATAAATGTTTTAAAGGCAGAAATACTAGCTCTAGAAGAAAATTTAGCAAAAACAGGAAAAGTTTTAGAATTAGAACAACTTAGAAATGACCAGTTTAATGCTGCTGGACAAAGTTTAAAAGAACAAAATCAATTTTTAGAAAATAGTATAAACTTAGGAAAGTTAGGTGCAGACATTGAAAAAGAGAAACTTCGTAGAGCAAAATTATTAGGTATAGAAGCAAAGGATTTAACTAAAGAACAAGTTAAACAAATAGAAAATGATTTAACCCGTAACAAACAATTAAAAGAACAATTACAGACACAAGAACAAATTAAAAACATTTTAGCTGGTGGCATGACAAATGCTGTTATGGGATTAATTGAAGGATCTAGAACATTAGGATCAGTATTAGCAGATGTAGCAAAACAACTTGCAAGTATGTTCTTAAATAAAGCATTTAGTAGTATTTTTAGTGGTTTGTTTAGTGGTGGAGTTAGTGGAATAGGACCAGTAGCAAGTGGATCTCAATATGCAAGTATGCTTGGTGGTGCGGTTGGTTTATATAGCAGTGCAGGCTCTTTTAAAGCGTTTAGGCAGGGAGGAATTGTTACTTCTCCTACTATGGGAATAATAGGTGAAGGTGGTGAATCAGAATATGTTATACCTGCTTCTAAAATGTCTGGTGCGATGTCTAGATATTCAGCAGGTGCTAGAGGTGGTGCTGTTATTCCAGGTGGTAGTCATGAATCTGGTACAGTTGCAGGTTCTTCTGGTAACACAGTTGTTGAATATACAGGACCTACATTAAACTTTAATGGTGATGAGTACGTTCCAAAATCTGCTGTGCCTGAGATTATCGGTGCTGCTACAAAACGTGGTGCACAAGCAGGTAAAGCACAAGTTATTGGATCGTTAAGAAATTCTAGAAGTCAACGTGCATCTCTTGGATTATGAGCGTTACAACCTTAGTTACCTTTGTAGAAGTATTTAGTGTAGATATAAAGGGTGATAAAAGTACAAAACATTTATTACAAAATGCCAAACGAGAACCTTCTGAAGAATCAAATTCTGCAAAAAATACCATATTATTTAATGGTAAAAATTATCATTATTTACCTTTTATATATCAAGGTACAACAATCAATAGATCAGGAGATAATATCGAATCGAATTTAGTAATGGGTAATCATCCGTTAAGCATGGCAAAAGCACAAGAAGCTGTGCTTAATAATTATTTCGTAGAAGTAAATGTATGTATTGTTGCTAATGATGATATTGATAATATAAAGAGAGTCTTAACCACTGATACATGGCTTGCTGCTTCTTTATCTTACGATCCAGAAGTTGTTGAGGTTTTATTAAGTAGTGCTGTAGATGCTGTAGGCGTTAACGTACCAAATATTGTATTAACTTCTGAAGCTGTTGGTAAGCTACCAGTATCGAGTGATATTCAGAACAGATGAAGCCTCATCAACTTATTGGTTTACCTTATAGATTGGGTGCTGATCCTATAAAGCATCATGCGGTAGATTGTTTATCTTTGGCTCGGACAGTTTTAAAACATTACGGCATAAGTTCACCTGAACCTACAAGAGATTGGTATAGAAGAGTAAGAAGAAAAGACTTTGATATATTTAAAGAAGAACTTGAAAAGTGGGGAAACGAGACAAAACAGTTTAATATAGGTACAGTTGCATTATGTAAATCTAATAATGGATTTGGTCTTGCTGTTTACT